ATCTCCCGCTGGCGCGCTGCCATTTCCTTCGCCCCCTCGGTATTCCCGAGGCGCGCGCCGTACTTCTCAACGAGGTCCATCTGTTCCTGTATGCCTTGGCTGCCGCCCTGGAGGATCGGGACGAGCGCCTGCCCCGACTTGCCGAACAGGTTGGCCGCGAGCGCCGCCTTCTCGGCGGGGTTCTTCATCAGGGCGAAGGAGTCCGCGACGCTGTTGAGCGTGCCCTGGATGTCGCCCTTGGCGATCTGATCCTGGGTCACGCCGTAGCGCTGGAGGAGGTCGAGCGACTTCGCGTTGCCGCCGCGCGCCTGCTCCATCGTCTTGGACAACTTGACCAGTCCGACCTGAAACTGCTTCGTGTTGACCCCGCGCACCTTGGTGATCTCGGCCCACGACGAGGCGGTCTGCGCGTCCATGCCCGTCGCGCGCTGGAGGGTCATCGTCGCCTTGGCGAAGTCCTCGGTCGAGCTGACGGCGCTGCGGACGTAGGCCCCCGCCTTGTAGATGGCGGCGGCGCCCCCGACGGCGGTGGCGATGCCCTTCCACCCCATCTTGGTCTTCTTGCCCGCCTGCTCCGAGGACGTGCCGATGCCGCCGAGGGAGCGGGCGACCCCCTTGGCCTGCTGCTGAAACTCGCGCGAGCCCTGGAGCTTGACGACGGTCTCAACGACGTTCGATACGGAAGGCATAGCACTAGCGGAACAGGCGGCTCACAGCGTTGGCGATCTCTACCGCCAGGGCGCGGTCGCGTTGTTGTAGGTACTTCACGGACTGCTGGGCGACGGCCTGCATGACCAGGCCCTCGGTCGGGTCCTCGGTGGTCAGAAGTCGCATACCGTCCAGCCCGAGGGCGCAGAGGACCGCTGCGGCGCGGACTTCGCGCGCCGCCCCTACCCCGATACGAAGTCCTCGGCGATGTCGGCCTCGGCGCCCTGGGTCCAGCGCAGCAGCTCGGCGGCGGTGGTGCCGATGGCCACGTCGGAGGGGAACAGCCAGCCGAGCGTGTCGCGGGCGGTGGTCGTGCCGGTATCGAGGAGGTCCGCGAGGCGCTTGTTGATGCGCACGGGCTCGGGCTTCTCCTGGTCGATGGAGACCAGCTCGCCGCTGTCGTCGCGGACGAGCACGGCGCGAACGGCGCCGATGATGACATCGGCGTTGATCTTCAACAACTGGTCACCCGAGCCGTCGTCCTCGACCCCGGCCATGCGCGCGATCGGCTTGTAGGGGGCAGGCCCGCAGCGCAGGACCAGGCGCCCCCCGTAGCCGGGCACCGCGAGGTCGAGCGTGCGGTCCTGCGAGAGCTGCGCGTGGCGCTCGCGCAGCCAGTCGAGCGTCGACCCGTGACCGTTGCCGTTGCTCTCGGTCATCCGATGGTGCCGTTCGGCGCGACGACCAGCTCGATCAGCGCCGGGTCGGAGGACTCGGAGTCCAGCTCGGGCGGCGTGAGCGTCTTCAGCTTGCCGCTGTAGACCAGCCCCGGGGTCCCCCAGACGTTGCCGTCAGGGTCGAGCGCCGGGCGCGCGAGGACGCAATCGCCCTTGCCGACGCGCGAGATCAGCCAGTGGATGGTCTCGGTGTCGCGGCCCAGGACGTACAACCTGCTCACGGTCACGTCCCCGACCTCAACGGCGCCGCCGAGCGACACGTGCGGGGCCATCGCCCCGGGCTTGTACTTGGTCTCCTCCGAGTCGATCTCTCCGCCCGAGAGCTTGTCCCAGACGCCCATGTCGCGGCCGTCCACGGTGAGCGTGATCGCCGCCTGATTCTGGCGAGACATCTTGTAGTCCTTCGTGCTCAGGCGGCGACCAGCAACGGCTGGTCTGCCGCGACCTTGACGATCTCGATCTCGACCAGCTCCGCGAACGGGCTCATCCGGACGCCGACGACGGCGTGCAGCTCCCCGGCCGCGATGGTCTCGTCGGTGTTGACGGCCGCTCCGACATCGACGTAGAAGGCCTCCTGCGCCGTCGCGCCGTAGAGCTGGCCGCTCTCGTAGAAGGGGACAAGGACCCCAACTAGGTCTGCGCCGAACTGGTTGATCTTGACCCGGCGCCCGTCGAGCTGGGCGAAGACGTAGCGCTCGGCCACGGCTTCGAGCTGGGCGACGATCGCCATGTTCAGCCGCGCGTTGGACAGGAGTCCCCAGCCCGTGTCCGGATCGGCCACCGTCCGGTAGCCGTAGTTCTGGACCTGCCCGTAGATCGAGCGCACCAGGTTGACGCCCTGGCCGTTGAGGTCTTCGCGGTCGGCGTCCACGAAGGTCGCCGTCACGTCGACCGCGAAGCGGCTCAGCCCGTGCGGGCCTGCGGCCGGATCGTTCGGCCCGTAGAGCCGATCGTTGCGGGCGATGATCCCGGCCGCTGCGCCGTCCCAGGAGGCGGTGCGCAGGTCGGACGCCGTGACCCCTGGGAAGATCCCGGCCGGGGCGAAGAGGGCGCCGTAGCGGGCGTTCTCGTCGGCCGTGAGCGTGCCGACCAGGGTCTCTAGCGCGGCCTTGTCGGCATCCGGGTCGGTGTGCAGGAGCGCGATGCGGTTCTTCTCGGCCGCGTGCGCGAGCAGCGCTGCGCGCGCCGCGTCGTCGTCGCCCAGGGCGCCGGGGACGAAGACCTGCCCCGGCCCGAGATCCTTGGTCAGGAGGTCGAGCGCGGCGTCGAGACCGGCCGCGTCGGCGGCCGGGGAGACCGTGAGCTTCGATCCGCCCTCGCGGAAGTAGCTCTCGGCGTTGTCGTAGGTGTCGGTCGCGCCGGTGCGATCACCGAACGTCGACTCGTACTGCGACATCGAGGTGACGCGCGCAACCTCCGTCCCGCTTGCCGTCGTCCCCACCATGAAGGCCGCGTCTGAGGCCGTCGGTGCGGAGCGGGGCGGGATGTCGGCACGCGACGTAATGACCACTCCAGGGCGGGTCATGTCGGGTCCTCCAGTGGGATTTGTTGTAGGTCAACGTCGACCGGATCAGCGAAGGGGTCACCCGGGACGGGCGCGTAGGGCGGCTGCGGGGTGCTCAGCAGCGGGCCGTGGTAGCGCTGGGCGACGGCATCGACCTCGACGGCGAAGATCGCCTGCCCCGCCCCGAGCGAGCGCCAGTCCTCGGAGGGCAGGTCGTCATAGGTCTCGTCCAGCCATTCGGTCCCGGCCGCGAAGCCGCCGAGGGAGCGCTGCTGGATCAGGCAGGTGCGCAGCGCGCAGACGTACAACTTGGCCAGCTCCTCGGTGTCGGCCATCTGCGCGGTGCTGACGATCGCCGCGACGCCGAGCGAGAAGACGGCATAGAACGTGCCGTCGCCTCGGACCTGCGGGGGCTCCAGGACGCCGGGGCTGACGAGCAGCACGCACGGCAACTGGTCCTCGGGCCACTTGTCGAAGGAGTTGGTGGTGGTGTAGCTGCGCGGGCGGGGGAGGCTGTTGCGCTGGCGCCCGTGCTGCGCCTCGGCCTCGCCGAGATAGGTGTCGATCCACTTGCGCAACGTGTCGAGCGCGGCGCGCTCTACGTCGTAGGCCGAGATCATCGGCCCGATCTCCGAGCCGAACATGGGGACGCTGCCCGCCATGTTGAGGTTGTTGCTCTAGCCGCCGAAGCCGCGCGTGTTGCCGCGCGCGCGGGCGGTCTCGCCGTAGGTGATGTAGGAGCCGAGCACCTTGGCGATCTCCTTCGACCCCTGCTGGTCGATGTCGATCACCTTGCGGGCCGGGACCCCGTGCCCCTCCTGGTGGAAGAAGGCGTAGTACAACTTCGTGCCCCAGCGCAGCTCGGTCTTGCGCGCCCGGCGCCAGCGCGCCCGAGGCTCCTTCTGGGTCAGCGACTTGTAGAGGGCATTGGTGGCGCGCATGATCCGCTGGTCGCCGCCGTGCTCCTGCTTGTAGGCCAACGTGCTGTCGGCCAGCTTCGGCCACTCGCCGTGGCCGGTCGTCGCCCATTGCTTCTCACCCTGCGCGCGCAGTACGCGCTCGATGTCGTCGTAGGCGGGGCGGGCGTCGGCGCCACGCACGCCGAGCTTGCGCATGAGCGCGACCTGCGCCCGGACGCCAGTGGTATCGATCTCGATGCCCGACTTGCCCGAACGGACCCGTTGTCGGGGGCGCCGGGCCACTACGCACCGCCCGTGTCCACCTGGTTGGGGTCACCGACGATGATGGGGTACTCGGGCTCGCCTACGGGCTTGAGCTGGTCGGGCTCATCGACCAGGGCGGGCTCGGCCGGGGTCGGCGGGCGACAGGCGTTCTGCCAGGTCGCCGGGTACTCGGGATGGCGCCAACCGGAGGTCGAGTCGGCGAGCGTGGCCGGGACGATCGGCAGCGAGTGGTAGGTGTAGTCGGCGCCTCCTCCCTCGCCCCCGCCGCCGCCGGTGATACAGGCCGTGAGGGCGATCTCCGAGGCGTCGTAGAGATCCTTCAGCTCGGCATAGGCCGAGCGGTCCGAGCGGACCTGCTCGGGGAAGTAGGACAGCTCGACCATCATCGCGGCGCGCAGCGTGGTCGCCCCGCGCGCAGCCGACGTGCAGGCATCAGGCGGGAGCCCTGCCACGCCGACGATGTACTCGGCCGAGATCAGGATCAGGTCTTCGACCTCGGTCAGCGTCGGGCGGGTCTCGTCCGTCCAGGCGCCCAGCTCGCGGCCGGTGGCGTCCTTGGTGCGGGCGCGCAGGAGGGCGGCCACGTCATCGGCGGTCGGCAGCCATACGTAGATCGGGTCGGGGGGAACCGACATCGTGTGCTAGTCCTGTCCGGACTCCGAGGGGCAGGCGGGAGTGGTCGCCAGACCATCTGCCCCCCGGAGGTCCGTTCCGAGGGTGGCTACGGGGCAGCCGGGGCGATCGTGAACGTCTCCGGTGCCGAGGAGCCGTTCAGGGAGGTCACCACGACCGGGTAGTCGCCCGGGGTTGGGGCGTAGTCGTTGCCCGAGGCGTCGACCTGGAACGAGATCGAGGTCGCGCTGCGCCCGACCATCGAGAGGGCCGGGCCGTTGTTGAACAACACGTGCGCGTCGGGCGGGAACGAGCCGGTCAGGACGACCGTGACCGGCGCATCCCCGACCGCGACCGAGGTCGGGGCCATCGTGTCGATGACGGGCACCGTGGCGATGTTCTCCAAGGTGTAGGTGTCGCCGTCGTGCGGCGGCACCCCCCGTCGGGTCTGGAGCCGCCCCGCGTCGAGGCTCGCCTGGTACCAGTTCGGGTCCGCAGGCGGGCTGAGGGGCGGGTTCTGGAACGACATCAGCGGTCGGGGTCGCGGCTGGCGGCCTGCGCGTCGGCGCGCAGGCGCTCCCGGTCATCGCGTTCGTGCCGGGCGGTCTCCTCACCCTGGCCCTGGAGGGTGTAGGCGTCGTCGTCGGCCGTGTCGGGGGTCTCCCCGAGCACGCCCTTCTTCTGGGCCTCCTCCCACGCCGAGCCGCCCTTGGCCTTCTTGGAGGCCTTGGCCGAGCTGGAGCTACCGGAGCTGCCGGAGCTGCTGGAGCTGCTGGTCTGGTCAGGCATGTTGTAGGTCTCTCCTACGGGGTGGCGTTCTGCATGACGGCGAACGGGTAGATGTCGGTCCCCGCGCCCTGGCCGTAGACGAACGGCTTGGCCACCTGCCACGCGAAGCGCGCCACGACGCGCATGGCGAGCATGTCCTGCTGGGGCAGGTTGTAGATGATCGTCCCGGTGTCGTCGGAGATCACGGCCTGGTCGAGGATCTTGTACGTCAAGTCCTGGCGCACGCCGAGCATCCCGAGCGAGAAGTCGCCCGCGATGGCCTCGGCCGTCGCCGGGGCGGGCCACAGCGCCGGGTTGAGGTACTGGATCGGGACGCCGTAGATGGTGCCCCCGGAGACCTCCGAGAGCAGCACGCCGTTGGCGTCGCGGGCGTTGCGCATCAGGCCCCGGTAGCGCCCGGTGGCGACGAAGCCATCGACCACGTAGCCGTCATCCTCCACGACCGAGAACAGGCCGGAGATGTCGGCGGCGATGCCGCCTGCGGCGGCTGCGTTCGTGCCGCGCTCGTAGATGTTCCCGGCCGCGATGGCGGCGGGGATCACGGCGGCGGGCCAGCTCGCGGGCTTGCCGACGCCCGTGAAGATGGCCTGGTCGAGCGTGCGCCCGAC